CTGATGTACGAGATTCGTACATACCTTGTACGAAATTCGTACAACACCATGCCTAAGCATAGCACGAAATCGTCAAAGGGTAGAAAGAATTAGTTTAAATAATATGTAGACTTTGAAAAAATATAGGCTAGTTCCTCTAAGTCCTATGTTCCCTTGTACCTTCCCTGGTGCAAAACGTAAAGCACGAAGTAGCACCAGGGAAAATTAAAGAAAATAATTTACTGGTACTGCTACCATTTACTAGTACTACTACCAGTAACTAGTAGTGGTGCTAGTAGTAAATAATATATGCACGTAGTTAATTATTGTAGTTGTGCATTATCTCGCTGCTCTTTCTATAGTCTTTGTTGCATTGATAGTAACTACTTCAAGTGTTACTAGTGTAGAAGCAATTTCTAATCAGGGGTTGAGTAAGTCTATTGGTATTGCACTTTCTAAAACTTGTGAAACAATGGTGAAGAATAATTTTACTACTACATGTCCAACGTATGAAGATCTAGTACAACTTGATTCAAGTAATCAATACATTACTGGTTACTTTGTCTATGATGATAATGGATATTATCATAGAGAAAATCCTACACTAAATAATCACTATAGATTTTATGACTTTGAAAATGAATGGAATATTTTTGTTGATCCACCTGGTGATATGAGAAACAAAATGAGAATGATTTACTTGGAAAGTAATTTTGATATTTACAAAATCAATGGTGTTAGTTATGCAAAAGGTGATGATCAAATTAGAAGTTATGGTATTGATCGTTATGTTCACTCATGTTACTATGTAACTATTGGTACTGATAATTGGTTAGAACTTTTACCAGATAGTGTACGTTATGTTAGAAGTGGTTGTGATGATTCTCAAACTAAATTCAAAGACACAATAGAAATTAAAGATGAGATGGTAGAGCATGACATTACAACAAGTAGGGCTTATCAACATAACGAATGGTTGAATAAAATAAAAGAAAATTGTTTACAGGAATATGGTAAATGTAAATGAGTTGCAATAACAAACATCTTTTGAATTGGATTTATCTTTTTACTGCATGTAAAGATGATGAAGTGAGTAAACAAATACAAAAGAAATTTAAAGAAAGTGAAACGTGTTGTTCAGTTTAAGTTGGTGGCTCATTAGAAAACTTTTGTTTGTTGTAGGTGGGTTTGTTGTATTGTTTAGCGTTTGGTTAAGTGGTTATTTCAAGTAGTTCTTTTAACAATTACTCTATGTTTTTTATTAGTTAGTTTGTGTTGATCAACTATTGTAGAAACTTTTTTGTAACTTTCATTACGATTAAAAAATCCTAAAATCTTTTTACACTTTTTACATTCTATTGTTACTGTCATATTATCAAAGTGCTACTTGTGTTATGTCCGTATACGTCTACTAGTTCATCATTCCAAATTCTTTTATGATCACCATTGAGATCAATTTCTTTTCTAACATATTCCATTTTACCAATATCATCTTTGGAATATTTGTGTTGGATAACTGCTTGTGATATTGCTACAGGTTTCATATTGTAAATCTCGTAAAAGTATTTTCCATTATCTAACATTAGTTTGTAGTCACCTAGATCAAAGTGCATCTCTTTGTTAGTACTAGGATCAAAATGTCTTAGTGAAAAACCACGTGATTTTGTTTTTAATTTTTTATTCTCTTTATTGTTTACAGAATAAATACCTGCCATGACAAGTAACATGTCAGGGTGAAATTCATAATCCCATGCACCTAATACTTTTTTCTTTGGTGTAGGAAGTTTTAATTTCTTTTTAGAAAATACACCATCAGTAGCAAACATTACAATATCTTCTTTGTTATCTTTTGCTGCATCTAACAACATTGATCTACACTTACCAGTAATTGCAGCACAATAAACAGGATTGAAAAGATTCTTTGGTGCAGGTTTGTTTTGTGCAAATTTACCATAACCAGAATTAACTAAAACTTTGTAGACATATTTTTGTCCTGGATTCTTTTGTTTCAATCTTGCTTCATACATTGATTCGATTAGTCTATTGAATTTTGTTTTTACTTTTGACTTTGGAATAAAAGCATAACCGATTATTTCTTTTATTTCTACATCATAATTTTCACTACTTACTATTTCAAATGAAGTAGTGAAAGTTATGAACTCACCACGTGGTGCATAGACTTGTCCATTAAAACCACGAAACAAAAATGGTGAAACATTTCTTTCATTACTCTTTACTTGTATTCGATAAAAGCCTACATACTTTTTGTATTTTTGAAACTTTTCCATACTGGTAATCTTAATCCATTTACCATTATCAAAATCTGGTAGTAATGTCATGGCGTATGGATAAGCAGAATTAATATCGTAGTGGTGTATGTTGGATAGTTTACCACGTTCCATTATTTCAAATCGTCCACCAAAATAACATTCGTATGCTAGACTTTGTACTGGAAAAGGAATTTTTCTAAATGAAGGAAATGATTTTAGTTTTGTTTTGAATAATTGTGAAGTCAGATAGCCTGCAGAATAAAACGCATTAGGATAAAAATTAAAGTTTTTGTAGAAAGCATCAACCCAAATATCCATTAGTTTTTCTGTTAATGTACAATCTAATTGACAATATTCTACAATTTCTTCTAGTTCTTTTTTGGTTAGTTTACTTGGAAATTTCTTGTCTTGGTATTTTCCTTTGTATTGTTTTTGTTCACCTAGATAGACTTTGGCTACTGCATCTAAAGATGATTTACCACCTTCACCTGCACCCATAAAAAATTGCATGGCATCATAGATTTTTACTACATTAGTTTTGTATTGAAATGTTAAACATTTCTTATGCAGATAAGTAATTGTTAGATCATTAATTTTAATCTGGTATTTTTCATCTTCAATACCGTAATAGAATTTTGTTAGAATGGATTTATCCATACACTTTAACAAAACACTTGCATCAAATTTTAAATTCCATGCTACAAAGTAAGTATTTTTTGTAGTCTTTAGTCTTTTCAAGTATCTAAATACATCAAATATGGTAGGTAATTTGTCCACACTTCCATACAAAGTATCATTATTCTTTGAGTTGGATAGGCAAATCATGTTTCCATTTTCTGCAAATGTTTCTGTATCTATTCCAACAAAGTTTGGTGGTGTACTCATTGATTTAGGATCTAGATGATTAAATTCTAATCCTTGTGGTAAAAGCATACCTTTCTTTTTCCATTTTGGATCTAGCCATTGTCTTAGTTCTTTTTTCCATTTTGAATGACTGAATGGAATAACTTTAGTTTGTGCTTGTTGCATTAATCTAACCTCGGATAAGTTTTGTTGCAAGTACAATTTAGAATGGTGCATGCTACATGTGTTATAGTACCATCACGTTCTAGAGTAATAGAATTTTCTGCATGAAGAATTTTATCATGGTTGCACTTGTTACAATATGGATCAATCTTTATCATTGTCATTCAGGGCTATTGTATTGTTCAGCAATTTCTTGATAGTCAGGTTGAGAATTAATTTGTTGAAATTTTTTCCAGGATACTTTTGTTACACCTGCAGCACGTGCTTCTTTCCATTCACTTTTTAATTTATCAGTTGAATCTTTTTTTAATTTACTAAAATCTTTTCTAAATTCTCTTAATGAAATTACTTTACCATTTTTTTGGTTTTTCTGCCATACTGTTTCAGAATATTTTTTATCACCAGTAATTCTTGCAAATTGTTTTCTTGCTGCTTTACCTGCTTTTGTGTTGTTGTTTAGATTACTATGCAGGTTTTTTAATGCTGCCCAATACTGTTTTTTAGATGAAAAAACAAAATCTGCCATTATTTTTCTACCTCTAAAGTTTGTTTGTAAAGTCTATATCTATTCCAACTTTGAATTAACCAAATTGTCATAACAATAGAACCAATACATGGAATCATATAGTAAAAACTAACAAATAATGTATTGTAGACATTTAGAATTGCTACATTACCAAAAACAATAATGAAAAGTTTAAGATAATTTTCTCTATTCATCTGGACACCTTAACCTTGTAGTACATTTCATACATTTTAAGTTTGCAAAACTTTGTTCTAATCCACATTTTCTACAATTTACTTTTCTATTCATTGTACCACCAAACTTGAAGTGTATTTTATTTCGTTAAATCTACCTTTATTGTTTGTATCAATTCCTCGTCTACATTTACCACATTGTTTAGTTTTCTTGCTAGCAGGGCTAGGATATTTTATACATTCATTACAACAATCACATCTCATTTTTGATTCATCTCACAGGATTACAATAACAATTTGTACATTGTTCACCACAACCAGTACAGTATACACCTTTATGTGAAAGTGTAGTTGTGCGTTTACATTTGTAACATTCGTTTAGCATTAACAGTATAAAATAAGAACGTGTATAAAACACTTACTAATAAAACGAAATTCGCTAATTACCTTTTTTGAATTGTTCTAAGATACCTTGTTCAGTATCACTAATTTGTTTGGTAAATGCGTAGAATCTATTTCCTTTAACTGCTGCAGTAGCATGTAAAGTCTTGATAAACTTTGCCAAATAATTGTTAATCATCATCATGTCACTAAAAGGCACGTGCATAGTTAATGCTAATTTTTGTTGTTCATACATCTTTTCCATTTCCATGTATTCATATTCTGCTCTTTCTGCTTCTTCATTTGACATTTTAGTAGTATCTGGTTTTTTTGGTGGTGCACCTAACATTTCAATACCAACTTCTGAATTTTTAGCAAACTCTATCATATCAGCACGAATTGCTTCTAATTCATAAACTGCTTTGAGAGAATTTTTACCAGGTAAAATTAAGTTTGTAAGTTGAAACATTTCATTGTCTAACTTTAGTGCATCAACAAGAACACCTTTAGAATCAATATTGAAACTACTCATCTTATGATCCACCTAGTCCAAACATCATTATAAACACTACTGCAACACCTGCCATAGCCAAAATTAATGCTGCCATGAGTTTAGGATCTTGTGAACCCTTTAACCATGTAACATAAAGTGAGTCAATTAGTTTTCTCTTTTTCCATAAATTAAATGCAGAACTTGAAGAAAAGTAAGTATAGTTTTGTACATACTTGATTTGTTGAACTACAGTTTGATTTGTTAGTTGAGTTAGATTTTGTCCACCAGAAGCACTACCTTCAATTTCTTTTTCTACTTGTTCTTCTGTTTGCAGATAGATACCTAGTGTATGATAGAATGATAATTTGAATGGTTGAGCATGTCTTGATTTAGATAATACTGCTAGTTTTTTTACTGGATCTATTGTAAGTGCATAATGTCTATGAAAGTGATCTTTGATTTTTAATGGTAGTCTAATTGTGTGACTTGTTACTTGTTTTTCTTTAGAATCATTTTGAATTATATCATCAAGTTTACTTTCTCGTCTTTCGTCCATGTTTGTTACATCTTGATTAATTCCTTCAATATAGACATGGTATTGATTGAAATTTTCAACATCTGAACAAGGACTTGAAAACCAGTATAGACCTTTTTTGAAAGCGAAAAATGGGTGAAGTCTATTTGAAACTTTTTTTACTACAACTTTTTCTGGTTTTGCCATTATGACAAATTCTTGTGGTTTATTACTTGCTAAAGGAAAAGCAAAGATTTTTGTCATTGGATAATAAATTCCTGGAATAAAGGCAGCAACTACCACATACCAGTACAAGTATATCGCAATAAAGACTTGGAAAAAGATAGGAATTTCTTCTGTCATATCAAACTCTCTTTTTTGGGATTCCTGGTTTTTCTTTGTTACCGTATCTCTTTCTAACATCTGCTAGAACTTCTTTTGCGTGACTTCCAATAGAACTTAGTAAGTCAAAATAGTATTTTTGATATTGATCATAAATCTCATCATTAGTTTTTCCACCAATAGGTTTTGGTGGTATATTCTGAACATCAATAAAATCAGCATGGACTAAAGCATAACCTGCAGCAATATGATAATGTCCGCGTTGTTCTGCATTAATCATGGCACTCAATAATTTTTCTTCAATCATCATTTGGTATGCAAGTGCTGTAGAAGTAGTCATAATTTATGTACGTGTATTGAAGTATATCTATCTATCCCTAAGAGCACATAGATAATGAAATTCCCGATATATACTAGTTTTTAGAATAAATGAAACTATTTTGTATCCACTAAGTGAGAATAGTTTTATTTACCATAATGAACAAAAAAGAGTATGAATAAACTCAAATCGATCCGATATTCGCACTATTGCATTAGATGCACCTATGAATGGTTTAGTACTTTGCTAGAACCAGTCAGATGTGCTTCTTGTAGAAGTCCATATTGGAACAAAGAAAGAAAATTAGAAACGAATCTCGCAAATTGAGATACAGTTAAATACCCACGTGTATAATATCTCTACATGCCTACAGCAAGTGAGCAAGGATTCGTTGAAGAATCTGAATTTCAAAATCTCGAAATTGGTCAACAATTAGAGATCAATGGAAAACCAGAATTTCTTGAACCAACGGATTCTAGAAAATACTCTACAGTTGTAATTCCAACAGAAAATGGAAAAATGAGTTCAACTAGTAAGACTGTAATTGGACAGTTGAAATCAGATAATCCAAAATCTGTAGGTAAACTAGTAGAAGCAGCACTTGACAAAAAGTCTACTTTGACCGTTTGGGTTGTAAAAAATGTCAATCCAGATAACGGTAACGTAGGGTACAAATTGTCAATCTTCAAACCAAAAAATTAGAATTACAAGGGGAATAATTCTAACTTTTTTTCTTTTTTTCCTTTTTTTAAATAAGTTTATTTATCTTGATAGCCAGTAAAAAATGAATGTGTGGTAGTGATTTAGCAGCACTTGTTTTAACACCAGTTATCATAATTTCCACCATTATTCTATTTCCAAAAATTTCTAAAAAATTCACAAAGTCAAAAATTGAGGTAGTCCAAAATTGATGCGTGAAGTTATCGGATCTATTATGGCAGCAGTAAGTGGCCTTTTTCTTTTGTGGTTTTTGCTACCAATGCTTACAACTTTGTACAATCAAACTAAAGCAACAGTTGATCAAAGTGATCCTACAATTTCTACTTTGTTACAACTAGGTGATGGTGTTTATGCTATTTTGGGATTAATTGTAGTGGTTGTTATTGGTTACACAATAATGGCGTATGCAACAAGACGAGAACCAGTAGATCTTTGAGGTAATTCGTTTTGACTTGTATTGAAGAAATGACTTGTTTTCCCGATAAGCCTTTAGATGTTTTCAAATTTTTTGAATATCAGTATGGCATGCCAACTGTTATTTTTCTTGCTATGTTGGTTGGAATAATTATTGTAGCAATTTATCTTCATACTAGATCACTTGCTCATCTTGCAGTAATGACAATTTATTCATTTTCAGTTTTTAGTACTATGTGGTTGAATGATGTGTTTTTGGCAGAACAATATCATACTGTAATGTATGTAATTGCTTTGGCTATTGCAAGTGTAATTACCATGATGGTTTTGAAGTTGGTGAAGGAATAACATGTGGTTTGGTAAAATTGCAATTATTATGTACATTTTTTCAACTGCTCTTTTATTTTCTGGTTACTATCTTGATATTGTATTCCAGGAAGATAATTTTAGTAATGCTACCTATGCTGCTTTAGATCAACTTGCCAATAAAAATAATATTGATCAAACTATTAGTGCTGAACTAATTTTTGGTGACTTTATCGCAGGTGTTAAAGTCTTGTTTGGTATTATTACTGGTGATACTTTGACAGATGCTTTTCATCTATTACCAAATTTTTCTGCAGAATGGGATTTATTGATTCGATTAATCTTTACATTAAGTAGTGCTTTGTTATGGGTTTTTGTAGTAACTGGAAGATCTCTATAACTGCTAAGTTTATGTACGTGTTTGAATAATGAGTATTGGAATGAATCTAGATATTATTGCTCAACAATTTCAAAGTAAGGTACAAGAATTTAATTCAAAGTATGATCATTATGAACCAGAACCAGAACCAGTTGTAGTAGAGTCACCAGAAATTCCTTATGATAATTCTTTTCTTCATGTTGATTCTGTTTGGGAAGATGTAAAGGCAAAACTTGATACTAATCAATTTTATGCTTTATCTACAGTTGGTAGTCAAGGTAGTGGTAAATCTAATTTAGGTAAAGAATTTTTTAGAAAAGCATTACAGGATAAATTCAAATGTATTTACGGATTACCAGAAGATTTTATTGGTGATATTGACGGTTGGATAGACAGAATTTTAGTTGATGTTAAAGAAGAATATGAAAATGGAAATATCATTGAGCAATTTTGTGTAATGCTTGATGATTTGAGTTATTCCAATGATGCACAAGGTAGACGAAACCAGGCATTATTCAAAAATGTAATTTCTAGAATTAGACACAAATTTACTTTGTTTGCAGAAGAAAATAAAATTTCTGCAAAAGTGTTTATCATTTATGTAACTCATAGATTACATGCTGCACCACCAATTTTGAGAAATTCTGGTAGTTGGATCTTTACAGAAATGCAAGCAGCAGATCGTGATGATGCACTAGAAATTATTGGAAAAAATAAAGAACTAAGAGAACGTCTTGATGAAATTTACACATTTTTGAATACTGTAATTTTTGAAGGTGCAAAACATGGATTGATCAAGTACACATTAAATGATAAAAATTATGTTTTCAAATGGGGTAAACAAACTAATCCTGGTGATGGTAGATTAATGGCTATTTATCATGCAGGTGAAATTGGCCTTTATAATACAAAATATGTTTCTGACTTAAACTTTAAACAATATCGTTATGAAGTACCAGAAGTGATAGAAGAAGATGATTAATGCAGTTTTAACTATTGCACTTGTACCATTACTCTTTGGTGCTTTTGAAACAAACAGTTTTCAAACTACATTTTGTAATATTGCAATTTTTGGAATTTCAGATTTAATTCAATGTGATGAGATCAAAGATACTTTGACATTAAGAGAAGGACAAAACATTACTTTGACTATGGACAATTCAACTGATACTATAACTATTGATGCTGCTACAGGTGCTCAACCTAGTGAATTGTATTGTAGTGGTGATGATAAATTTAGTGCTTATAATTCTACAACTAATACTTTTGTTTGTACAACTGATCAACAAAATCCTACTGGTGAAGCAAATACTGCAAGTAATTTATCACCAGGTGAAGGACTCTTTACTTCTAAAAGTGGTGTTAATCTACCATTCAAAAGTTTGACTGGTGGTACAAATATTTCTCTAAGTAGCAATAGTACAACTATAGAAATTAGTGCTACAGGTACAGGTGAAGCAAATACTTATTCTGATGTTGGACTAGGTGAACAAATTATTAAAAATAAAGTTGGTGTTGATTTGCCATTCAAAGGTATTGCTGCAGGTAGTGGAATTTCTGTTTCTGGAAACTTAACTGATGTAACAATTTCAAGTACTATCGTAGATACAAATACAGAAACTTTTGTAGATACTACTACTTGTAGTGTTGGTGACTTTGTTACTTCAATCAATAATTCTACTGGTGTAGTAACTTGTGGTACACCAGAAACTTTTGCTTATGTCGATACTACTACTTGTTCTGCAGGTAGTGTAATTACTGCAATTAACAATTCTACAGGTGTAGTAACTTGTACTGCTCTATCTTCATCTTACAGTTTGGGATTTACACAAGGTGCAGATGTTGCTAAATCTTCAACTTTGTATTTTGGTATTACTGGTGGTAATGATGTTACAGAAAATAACATTGAATTTTATTTGCCAAATGATAGAACAGTTTCAAAACTTTATTGTTTTGTTAGTGCTAGTACTACTAATGCAGATTCAACAATTACACTTCGACTTAACAGTGCAGATACTTCTGTAACTTTAACTTATACTGCAGGTGAAACAGGATTAAAATCTGATACTGTAAATAGTTTTTCTGCAAATGCAGGTGATACAATCAATATTGCAGTAACTAATACTTCTTCTGGTGGTGGTGCTAAAGATCTAAGTTTGCAGGCTTGTAGCATGGAATTATCATAATGAAAAGTTATTATTCTAGGAATTTGGTGGTATAGTATATGATTGAAGGTGGACTATTTCTTTTAATGATTTCAGTTAGTATTATTTTTATTATTGCAAATATTCGATACAAAGAATATTTTTACGTAATTCCAATGTTTATTTTTCTTGTTTTGGGAATGTGGTTAATGCAAGGTGAAACAGTAGCATTTACAATTCAAACTACAGATGGTACAACTATGCTTAATCAAACTAGTTGGTTAATTGGTAATGCAGAAAATGAAGCAGGTGTTGAATACAATATTTACTCACCCTGGTTAGGTCTTGCATTTATTTTAGGTGCTATTATCATGGGTTTTGTTGTTTTCTTAGGACTTACTGATTCAAAGAAAGATCCACCTAGAAAATAACGAAATTCGTTTTTTTAGCAAGTCTTTTAAACTATTTTTATTTTGAATAGTTTACAATGGACAAACAAAAAGTAATTATCTATCAAGGTAGAACTTCGCCATTTTCACCCACGTGTATAGAAATTATGGATTACTTTTTGAGTTATCCAGATCTTTATCATACTGCTATGACTGTATCTTTGTATCTTGAAAAATCAAGTGATAGTGTGAAAAACTGTATGAATCTACTTTTGAAAAATTCCTATCTTACTAAAAAATTAGATAGTGGTCATGTTTACTTTATCACAAAAGAGAACATGGAATTTTGGGCTACTGATTTTAAAAATCATATTCTTAATCAACATGAAATAGAAAAAGCAAAATTTTCTTAATTTTATGCCTATTTTTAACAGTAGAGATTTTAAAGAAGTACGAATATCGTAGTATATGGTAGAACAAGGTGGTAGGTTTGCTTCTGCTAGTGATAGAGAAAAGCAAGGTAAAGTTACAGAAGAAAAAAATAAGAAAAGTTCTGCAGGTGTACAACAAGGTGGTAGATTTGCAAGTGCAGAAGATAATATCAAAAACAAGGCCAATACTGCAAAATTACAAGGTGAAGAAACTTTTGAAATTTTAGATGAACGAGGTCAAGTACAAGAATTAACAACTAAAGATTATGTTCAAGATAAAAATTATTCAACTGTTTTACGTGATGGTACTCAATCAAGTAGAAGAACGCAATTAGCAGAACAAGCAAAACAAGAACAATTTGAAACACGTGCACAAAGTGGTACATTTACTGGACAATTAAAACAAAAACGTGATGAGTCTTTACCAGAAGGAATTGAACCAGTAGAAAATTTATTTGAAAATAATCGTAAAGGCAATTCTTTTAAATTAAAAACAAAACAAAAGTCACTTGCAGAAAAAGTAGAATTTGAATTAAACGAAAAACAATTACCGCCTGCAGATATTTTAAGACCAGGACAAGCAATAGCAAAAAAAGATGTTGATAATAGAGCAATTCCTGGACAAGACGAATTATTTGTTGAAGTTGGTACAAGTGGTAAAACAGTTCCAAAATCTTCTGGTTATCAAAATTTAGTTAGTGCTCAACAACCAAAACCACCTGAAAAAACACCACAACAAATTAGATTAGAACAACAACAATTTTTGAAAGAAGCAAAAGAAGAAGGTATTGATTCAATTTTAATTTATGATCCTTCAACTAATGAAAGACAAGTTGTAAGTATTTCTAGTTCACCAGAAGGAAGTGATATTAATCAAGGTTATCGTGCTATAATTGGTGCACCACCTGGTAGTAGAATTTCTGGTGTACCAAACATACCAAAAGGTTTTGCACCTGCAGGTAGTTTAGGAAATACTGTTTTAGTATCAACTAGTCCACCAGAACAAATTGATAATAGTGTTGATGTTTTAGGATTGAAACCTTTAGCAGAATACAATCCTTATACACCTGATTCTAATATTCAAGGTGCAAAAAAACCAAGTGCTGCAGAACGTTTGAAATTTGTTGGTGCACAAGCAGCAACAGAAATTGGTAGCGTTGTAACAAGTGGTGCTGAACTTTTTCAAGTAGATAGAATGTTTCAAAGTCCAAGACCAGAAGGTGCACCAGGATATTATATTCCAAAAACTGCACCAGGTGAAATTATTAGTTCACCTTTTGCTGCAGCATTGACTTCTAAAAACATTGGTGAGTTTCAAAATAAAACTGGTGCAAACTTTAATCGAGCAATAGCAGAAGCAAACAAATTACCTCTTGAAGCAAAAATTGGTCAAGCAATAGGTTTTGGTGCTACACTTGTTTCACCTGGTAAAATTACAAAACTATCACCAATTAGAAGTGGTACTGTAACATTGACAAAAGAAAGTGGTGTACCATTACAAACTTCAAGATACATTAGCATTGGTTATGGATCAAAACCTTTGATTCTAGTTAAGGAAGCACAAGGTAAAGGGTTCAAAACTTTAGAAAAAAGTGATCCTAGTCTAATGAAACTAGATGAATTTGGCGTACCACCTGCAAGTCGTGGACTGGAAACTACAACTTTAGAAGGTGTACCTAGAAAAATTTATCAAGAAAAAATTAGTCCATTTTTAGAAAGTCAAGGCAAACTTAGATCTGGTGATACTGCAAGTACTGAAATTGCAGAACAAGCAGTTAAGGCAAAAACTAGTCAACCACAATTTCCAAAAGACGAATTTCCTACTAAATTTTTTGATGATGTTGATGATACAATAACAAAAGATACTGCAATACAGGTAGGTAAACAACAAAAAACTACCATAGAAAAATCATTTCCATTTATCAAAAGACCTACACTTGAAGGTGCAAAAGGTAGTGGTATTTCTAAGGTTTTCAAAGATCAGTTTGCAAGAAACCCTGGTGATATTGATGTTCAAGAAATTAGACCTGGTAGTGGTACTAAGGCTCAAAAAGATATTATTTCTAATGTTGATTTGCCAAAAGGATTCAAGTTTATTGAAGATGGTACAAATATCTATTTGAAACCAAGTAAAGGAAAAGAACGAGAAATTGTAAATATTGTCAAACAAAGAGATAATCTTGAAGCACCAGAAGCCTTAGATTTTGCAGGTGTATCTAGTGATAAAAGTAAAGTGTTTGGAATTAGTTTAGCAAAAGAGAAATTTAATTTTGATATTTTTAGTCCTTCTGGATTAAAGGGTGACATTAAATTTTTCAGTCCTATTTTTCAAGCACAAGCAAAAACTGCAAGTACTTTTTCATTACAAAGTGAAAAAAGTTTGATAACACAAGGTGCTACTGCAGCACAAGCAAAACAAATTCTTAAAGGTGGTGAATTTGCTAATTTCCCTGCATTTTTCAGAAGTGGTAAAGATTTGATAGATTTGTATGCTAGTAATATTGTTGGTGCAAGACAAGCAAGTAGATCTGGAAACAAAGCACAAGCAAAAATATTTGGTGAAGCAGCACGTGATTTGAAAAATAATTTTCCATTATTTTTTCAAAATGATGCAGGTAAATTTGTGCAAGTATCTTATCGTGAAGCATTGAAAAAACAATTTGGTGGTAGTATAATTAGATCACCTAAACAATCCACATTTAGCAGATTTAGTAAAAACAATCCTGGATCAATTCCAGTTTTCAATACTGTTTTATCCACTTATAGTACAAAAGATCAAAAAATAAAAACTGATTCTACTTTGTCAATCTTTGATACTTCTACAATTAAAAGTATTACTGGTAAATCACCAGGAATAATAAAATCACCTGGTACTTCTAAAATATTTGGTAGTTCAAAAGTACTTTCACCAACTAGTCCTAAATCACCAAAGAGTCCAAGTAGTCCATTTAGTCCAAAGAGTCCATTGTCACCAAAGAGTCCAAAATCACCAAAGAGTCCTAGATCACCAACAAGTCCAACTAGTCCATTATCACCAAACAGTCCATTATCACCAAAGAGTCCAAAATCACCAAAGAGTCCAAAATCACCAAAGAGTCCTAGATCACCAACAAGTCCAACTAGTCCATTATCACCAAACAGTCCATTATCACCAAAGAGTCCATTGTCACCAAGAAGTCCTTTATCACCAAAAAGCCCTAGAGTACCAAAAATATCTACAGTAACTTTTGCAGTACAAAATCCTACTACTGTTAAAATGCCTTTGTTATTTGGTAATGATCCAAAAGAAAGAAGAAAACCAATTTATGACAAAGCAAACATTACTGGTGTTCATTCAGTTTATAATCCATTAGGAAGAATATTTAGTATCAAAGAAGGTAAAGATGAATTGAGAGGATTTAGATTTGAAATTTAGTAACAACAAAGAATATGATACTGAAAGTAAACAACACAAAAAACGTTTACGTAAAGGATTTTTAAAAAATCTTTTCAAAGACAAATTCAAAGTACGTCATAAAAATCAGTAATTATTTTTTAATTATTTCATATAGTTTTTCTAATTTTGTTATTACATAACTTGTAGCAATAGCAATAAAGACTAGAAAAACAATCATTCGATATTCTTCGTTGTCATTTCCAACTGGAGTAAAAGTATCTACAACTATGATACCACCTATCATTATCAAAAAAATAAATAAAAATAATTTGCTATTTTGCTCTTTTCTTAATAAAATTAGTCCTACCATAGATGCAAAAAGTAAACAAAGATTTAGAAGATCTGATATGAATAAGACAGTCCAAGTAGCAAGTATCATTTCAAATTCATTTTGATTAAATGAAAAAAGTTCAATATGGATTTTAGTAAATAACCAAACAATACTACTTACTGTAATTAAACAAAAGATAACAAAATTCATATTTACAAATTTGTAACCTTTTGGACTAGTCAAATAAATAAAAACAAAATTAATTGGTAGATACATAATTGTTATTGGTTTGGCCCAAACTGACAAGATAAAAAAGACTGGTGACAAAAGTGGGATTCTATAACACATGTAAATTGAAGTCAAATAAAACAAAGCCCAATGAAAAGGATAAGTTACACCTAGTGCATACTTGTAATAAATTGCACTTTGAATAATTAGTATCATTACGATTAAACCAGAATATCTTTTTCCAACTATCTTTACTGTTAAAAGATATGATACAATTAACAAAAGAATTGATGAAATGAAACTAAAAACAAGATAATTATCAAAAGTTTTTTTGGATAAATTATAAAAAAATGAGTCACCATCATGTACGCTATCTAAAATATTTTCAACATCATAATTTTCAAGTAATGAAATATGATCACCACAATAATTCCAAATTTTGATATGTCCATATTCTTCACAATTATCAATAACTTCTGTACCATTGAATATCCATGTTTTTTGTAAAAATTCTGAATCTATCATAAAACCTAGACTAGTTAAAATTATGATAGATGCAAAAATAATTTTAGTATTTTTTTCACTAAGATCAAAATTAGTTAATTTCAATATGTTTTTTTAATTACGTGTATATTTAAATTAATCCAAAAAAAGTTAAAACTGGTACATTTATTTAAATTATTGCTTGTTTCAATAGGTTTTTTAATCACTTTGAAAATTTTTTGATTCATAAAAAGTAATGGTCATGCAACTGATCCCTATAATGGTAGGTATTTCAGTAGCAATTATTGTCGCAGTCGCACTCTTTAGTGTGTTCCCAGGCTTAATTGCTTCTTTCGAATGTCCTGCAATTACTGGTGATACTGACGGTGACTTTGTACTGGACGGTGGAGAAACCTTTACCGAATCTAGTGCAGTAGTCGCATGGAAGCAAGCATGTAACTCTTTGCAAACACAAACTACAATAGTTCCTGTACTATTGTCACTTGCAATAGTTATCGCTGCAATCATCTTAGTAACTAGAATGTTCGCTTAATCGGTCATTTTAGATACTTTTTTTATTTTTTAATTTATATACTACAACGATATTCGTTAATTATTGAGTATTAATCAAGTACGAGATTCAGATTCTTTTGTTGATTTTAGTCAAGAAATGGTATATCCTGGTTTGGACAAATTATATCAAATGCCAATTCAATTAAAAAATAAAAAATGGAAAAGTAATCAAGATAGAAAAATTATTACTGCTCATAGAGTTTTAGAATCTCTTGTAAACACGTGTGATAAAAGGGGTTTACCTAGATATTATGCCTTCGAAACAATGCGTAGACTTTTGAAAATTAACAAGTATTTGTATTCTTATCGTCACCAAATAATAGAATTAATTAGTGTCCTTCAAGATACAAATGATGTAAGATTGAAAAATCATATTGATTATTTTTGTAAGGAAGTGGATTATGTCAAAAGAATTTTCTGAAACTAAAATTTTTGTTTCTATTTCATTAATTGCATTTAGTCTAGTTTTAATTTTACCAGAAGTAAATGCTGCTCTTTATCCTTATGATGAAACTGAATTTACAATTAATTGGACACCAGTTTCTAATGGAGTAGTGACATATAATGAAACAAGTGGTGAAGCAACTATTTATTCACAAACAGTAGGTAGTACGCATACATTTACTAGAGTTTTAGGTAATGATTTTGGTGCAAGTGCATCTGTCGCTGCTTCTTGTACACCAAGTTCTAATTGTGTTTTTAGAGATATTTCAGTACGTGGTGGAATGATTGGTTTAGGTTGGGGTGATCGTACTGCTGCAGTTGGCCCTGGTTCTGCATATTACAAATTTAGATCTTTAAATTTAACAGATAATACTTCAACTTCTACAATTACAAATACTTGTAGTATTGCAGGTGGTAATACTTTGTATCATGGTGATACTTCTATGTTTAATCTTGATAAAGATCATGATTATGAAGTTGTTATGGCAGGTAGATGTAATCTTAGTGGTTCTGCTAATGCAAAAATAATTAATGCAAATGGTACTGTTTATTATTCAAGTGGTGGTGGTGAAGCAAGATCAGGTGGTTGGTTTGGTGCTATTGGTGCTCAACAAATTTTATTTGAAAATGAAACATTATCTGCACTTACTACTACACCTATAGTTACTCACCCTAACTTTAATGCTTGTAATGAAAATTATTGTGGTGCTTTGGATTCAAACGGTGATTTTACTTACATAAATTTTGGTTTTGAAACAGATTTTAATTCGTATACTGCAATAGCACCAGAAATTCAAGTTTATAGACAAGGTTACAATGCAACTTCTGATATTAATAATATCATAGATTCTTCTGCATGGGTCAATAACATTTATGATCATACTCTTGTTACACCAGTAGTTAGTTTGAGTAATTCTATTGTTGGTGAAAATTTACCTACTGCTATGTTCTTGTTTACGTCAGAAGGTAATGATTATGTAGGTAAATTTACTACAACTGGAATTAGTTATGCTCTACTTTCTGATTTTGATTTTACAAATAAAGCACTTCAAACTTATGTCGCTGATGATGTGTTTGGAAATGTTGGTACTCAATCTTCTACAACTGTTTTACCAGAAGTTTATTTTTCATTAGAAACACCTAGTGGAATTATCCCTTCTAATAGTTCTGGATTTTTCGCACTAGTATCTGGTTATAGTACTACAGTACCTACTATAGTTAGTTCAGTTAATCCAAGTCATACAAATTACAATACAATTCTACCATTTTTAGTAACACCATTATCACCAGTAACTACATTAATTGTTGATATTCAAAATATTGATAATGCAAATACTGTAGTGGTTTTAAAAAATACAGATACTTTGTTAGGTGAACGATATATTTGGGATACAATAACTCTAGATGCTACTAGTTCATTTACTGTAGACTTGCCAAGTAATGAATGTGTAGAAATTTTTGTCCATGATGGTAGTACTAATCCTGGTGGTGCAGAAGAAACACTAGGTACACTTTGTGCAAGTGGTACAATGCCAAAAGAAATTATTTATTCTGCTAATCTTGCATTTACATTTTGGACTTTACCTTTTGGTGCATCACACACTTTTTCACAAACTGGTGATATTCTAACCACACGTGTTAGAAGTGATACTGCACCTTTTGATTATACTGTAAAGGTTTATCATTCAAACGGTACTTTGTATAATTCAACTACATATTCCAATATATCAACAAATGCTACAACTTTTGATCTTAGAACTTTTAATTCAAGTGGTGCTGATTATCCAAGCAGAATAGAAATACTTGATGATAACGGAAATATCGCATACTATGCAACTATTGGTTTTCCAAATTATTTTTCAAGTATTTCTAGTTACTTTGCTCAATGGTTTGTAGTTGAAGGATTCAATCTACTTTACATGCTACCAATAGTTTTCGCTGCCATGTTTACACGAAATACTGTAGGTATTGGTACTGGATTAACAGTTGTATTCATTTCAGTTTTGGCATGGACTGGTTTAATTGCAATAGATGAAATTGTAGTGTACTTGATGATCTTTATTGCAGTAATAGGATTATTGGCATATAGAACATTAAGATAAAAATAAAAAATAAAAAATTTTCTTAATTTTTTATGTTGGTGGTGTCATAAAAAACCAAGATAATTCTTGTGTTTTGTATACTACGTATGTAGCAAGGTATGTAGCAACACCAAGAACAGGTAATGAAACTAAGAGAATTTTTCTAGCCTTTCGTCTTTTTCTCAATTTTTCATCTATTTGATCTGGTGTTAGTCCTTTGGACTCTAGTTTTTCAACAAACTTTCGTTCCTTGTTGGATAAACTTTGTTTTTCCATGAATGGATATACACGTGTTTAGTATTTATAGTTTTATTTTGTGAGTAAATTTTCGTGATATTTTATAAACTCTTTTATCTGTTTTTTGAGATTTTCATCTTGTGCTTGCTCTAGTTGAGTTTTTAACATGAATAAATTAAATCTGATCAAGGGCATGTTTTTTTCATAGACTAGAGTAAAATCTATTGGAAATTGTTTTTTTCTAAAAGTATTTCCAATTCCAAATAACATGAAAAGTGTAACAAGTACAAAGATTACTGCAAAAATTTCTAATGAAATGTATTTTTTAAAATCTAAAAAATTGTATGCAATTAAAGTAAATGTTGAGAATGAAAAAAATGGACTTAGAGTAGTAAGACCTATTCTAATGTCATGGTAAATTCTTTGTAAGTTTACAAACTGAAAACTCAAAGTGCATCAACTTATTGCAGTCATCAAATAAATAATTGAAGAAGTAATGCCAATAACACCTAAACCAACTTCAAGATAAGAAAAACCGTAAATTTTTTCTTGTAATAGTTTCATTCTTTTACTGCCTTTACTACTACATGTCGTCCTTCAAAACTGAATTTAATTTTATCAGGTGATTTTAAGAATTTATCAACTGCAGGTGGAATTACAACACGTATGTTAGAATGATGAGATCTATCTATAGATCTTTCAAATTCTGTAGCATCTGCTTTATCTCGCATACCATGTTTTAATTAAAACCAGTATATAAAACATACACGTAGATAAAAATTCAAATAGTGTGTTTTGATAGTAGATTTGTGTCAAATAACCCAGGTAATTTAGATGAATTTATCCAAAATCTAAGAAATTACTTTATCATGTGTATAGTAATTGGTGTGGCACTTTCATTAGCAGGTACATTTTTGCCAAATGATTTGATGTTTATCATGGGTATGTTAGGTTTGGTAATGGCAATAGGTATAGGCGTAATGGATTTTATCTATAGAGTAAAAGATAAAAGGCTCAAAGAGAAACTAAAATAGAAAATGGGTAGATCCTTTAGACAAATTCGTAGAGAAGTTTTGGATAGTAATAGAGAAAATCGTAGCAACGATAACAGAAGAAATAATCGTTTAGAAAGAATTGCAAAAAAACAAATGCGTGCTGACAAGAAAAATTTTTCTGATGATGATAGAATTAGATCCCATAACAATCGTGGATTTTTAGACAGATTAAGAAACAGAAATGATCCAGATGTAATTAGAGAAAGAATTGCAAAAAAGAAATTAAAATTAGCAGAACAACAACTTGATACTAAACAAAAATTAGACAAGGCAAAAAGACCAAAATCATCTTTTCTACAACCTCAACAACCAACACGTGCAAGTCGTGGTGGACGTAGTGGACGTAGACAAGGTAGACAATCTGCAGCACCACAAAGTAATTCTATTTTAGATTCTTCACCAGGTGAAGGATTAAATGATCTCTTTGGATTTTCTAGTCAATCTACTACAAAAAAGAAAGGTAGTGGTATTGACGGATTATCAAGTTTGTTTGGTTGATTAATCATGTGGACTTGTGAAAAATGTTTTGAAAAAAATAATAACAATTCCAGAAATTGCCATACTAAATCATGTCCTGGTAAAAAACCAGAAAAAATAATTCAACAAGAACAACAAGAAACAATTAGAGATTTTTGTCCTAAATGTCAAAACCATCAAGACTTTGTAAAAATTTCAAAAGGAAAATACAAATGCACCAGGTGCAAAAGAAAATTTAGAATGACTGGTGCACCAGTACCAGAAACAAAAAAAGTGTTAAAAGATAATACTGTTATTTCTCTTGAACAGTAGATTTTTCTTCTTTTAATTTTTTATACAAAACATAAAATGAATCTGCAATAGTACCAAGACCTGCAGTTATTACTACTGCAAGACCAAAATAAAATTGAACAAGAAGATCATCAACATTAATTTGTTCTGGTGGTGTGTTTGCATCAATGGTAACACTTAGAGCAAAAGCCATAAGATTAGAACCAAGTAAAACTAGACCAAATGCTGAACCTTCAACAATTAATCCACGTAATTTCTTTTTTGCATAGACATAAGGAATTATTGGTACAAAGACACAACAAAAATAAAGTAATGAATGTTTTAAAATTTTGTTCATACTAGATCCTTCTTTTTTATTATTTTAAGTCTATCTCTCATTTCTTTTCTGGTATGTGCAGTCAAATGATTATCCAGATGAATTTCAGTTAAAAATTCTTTTTGGCAGATAATACAAAGAAAATTGTTTGATCTACAGTTACAATTTTTGCATTTATCCTCATTACTACCATAATGACAATTACAATCACAAACCATTATGTACACCTACAATGTTTTTGACAAAGTTCGCATTTTCTACATTGAGGATTATAATAACAATCATCACACTCATTCATGTGATTTTCTCTAACATGATTTTCTAATTTTGAAATTGGCATTTTTTCTTCACAATGTCTACATTGAAAAATTTTTTCGTCACTCATTTTATCATCACCAAAAAATGTGTATCAGTAGCATGGTGCTTATTTCCCTTAAACTTTAGTCTTTTTCTAATCCATTTAATTTGATAATTAAATTTCAAAATAATATCGTGAAACCAATCTTGATCTGTTTTTGTTGGACATAACATAACTGTAGTTTTTCCTTTTAATTTTTGTTCATGGGCTTTGGTTACAAATGCTTCAAGTATGTCTTTTTCAAATGGTGAATTTACATAATTAAAATCGCACCAGTCACCATAAAGACCGTTGAAAAAAATTGGTGCTCTAAATGGTGTACCAGGTGGACAAGGATCATAAAATTCTTCTTTAGAAATATTCCAATATTCTTTGATTAAATCAAAAATTAAATCTGGTGTTAAATGTTCTTGTTTTTTTGATTTTGGCATATATGCTAATTGTTTCAAAGTTTAACACCTTTTACAATTACACCAATAGAAATTACCAAAAACAAAACTGCACAAACACCAAAGAAATTCATACTTCAACACCTAGAATATGTTTCTTAAAACAAATTATACAAATTTCTAATTCTTCAATTTTTTCATTTTCCATTTTTACAGGAATTAAAATATGCTTATCCATGTTACAAGTGCTACAAATCATTAATGTAACAACTCCATTTTTACTATTGCAGAAACTAGATCTTTAGTATCAAGTTCTATTGAACCATGAATTGAACCTTTTTTTCCTAATAAAATAATTTTAATTTTTCTATGTCCTTTTGTATATTCAAATCTTAATTTTTTACTATCCCAAAATTCTTTTTCAAAAAGATCAAGTAATGTAGTAACTTCTCTCATAATTAAAAAAAGTATGCACGTGGATATAAATTAATCGGTTTGTACGAAATTAGAACGTCATACCGTATAATTTACCCTTATCTCTACCACTTAGTCCATTTTTGCCAAATGCTTTGACAGGTTTTGAACCACGTGTTTTGACTGGTGCATGTTTGGATTTTTTACCTAATCCACCAGTTGCTTTTGGTGTACTAGGTGTTTGAAAAACTGCAGGTTTTGAGCCACCTGCTTTCTTCATAGATCTATGAGAACCTTTTCTCATGGTTTTATTTTTCGATACAACCCTATTAACAGTATCTATTGCTGCTAAATTTACTGCAAGACCTGCTGCTGTACCTACTATTGGTGCTGCTTGTGCTGAAATATCCATAATTAAACATGGTTATGATAACTATTAAATTTATTCGCTGCAGAATTTGCAAGGTAGCCTTGCAATTTCTCTATCACATCTAAAACAAATTATTTTTGCATCACTTGATTTTTTGTACCAATTAATGAAACTCATATTCCTGGTTTATTTTCCTTTGTACATTTTGGACACATGTTTGAAAAATCACTTTTAATTTTACGCCAACCACATTTAGTACATTTTTCACCTTTCAAATTTTTTCTTTTTAATTTGAACAAGGTTAATTTATCAGAAATTTTTCTTGCAATACCATTATTTTTTGTGTCCTTCTTCCCAAATAATACCAATACCTGCGTATACACGTATTTAGTTAAAAAGTTTTTTATTCTAGAGAGTCTTTTTAAAAGATATGGCAAAACTAGAGAAAATGTTTGGTGCACCTACCAAAGAATCTAGATGGAAAAAAGTAAACAAGGATCATATTTCAGAATACAATCAAAATTATTACAAAGCCAACAAAGAAGAAATTCACGCAAGACGAAAAGTACAAAGAGCCACCAAACGAAAAACTCAACATAATTCATTTTTAGGATTTTAATTTTTTAACTACTTCCTTAATTCCAAAAATACAAAGAAGATCAATAAACAAATAACTCAACATAAAATACCTGGTATCATAAGCATCAAGATAGGCCCATAATCCAGGTAATGCAAAAACAAAAATCCAAAATAAAATTGATTTTCCAATTTTCTTTTTGTAGACTGCATACAAACCAAATGGAATAAAAAGCAAAAATTCTGGAAACAAAGACCAACCAAAATAAACTACTGAATTAACTATTTTTCCAAACTGTAAATGAACCATACTTTCTAAATGTACAATTTCATGTTTGGCATGAGTTTCAAACACACCTAATACTTCATTACTTTTTGTTTCAATAGTTTTGTAATTGATCAATGTTGAAATATTTGATATTGGAAAAACAAACAAAGTTACTAACAGATACTTTAATTTTTCAAAGTACAAAATATAATTTACAATACAATAAAACAAAACAACTATTCCTTCAAATCTTACTAGAATAGAAAATAGACTTAGAACAATTCCAACTACTCTAAGTTTGTATGTTGATAATGAAAAGTAAAGTGAAGCCCAAACTAGAGTAAAAAATAAAGGCTCGGTGACACCTAACGTAGCATTTTGTACAATTCTAAAATTAAATGCTAAAAGTAAAAGACCAAGAATTGCATATTTGAAATTTAAAAATTTTCTCAAAAAGAAAAATGCAAAGTATAATGAAATGGACGAAAAAATACAGGTGATCAAAATATGCGTGTAAAATAATGGCTCAATTACTTTAAAAAATAATCCATGTAGTAAAATCAGACCAATATTGTGTATATACCTGGACACTTCAATAGAATTTGTTTCTGCATAATTTTTTGCTAAAATAAAATAGTCATAGTTATCTTGTTTTACATTTACATCAATGAAATAAATTTTAATTACAAAAGAAACCCAGATGATCAAGTTCAAAATTAGAAATTCTCTTTTGAGCAAAGACATTTTTTTTAAATACACGTGTGTTTAAAAATGTTTTAGTCAAGAATGGTCAAGAATGGTCAAGAATGGTCAAGAATCGAAAAACACGTGTATGTACCGTATACCCCCCTATGTCCTGGTATTATTAGCAATACTTACGTTATATTTTGCTTAAAAAATTAAGTACGTGCATAGTGTTCCTTATATGGTACTTTATACACGTGTATTCTACGGTACTTAAATACTAAGATACCAGTACGGTACTTAAATACACGTGGATAAAAAATAAAAAATTATTTTCTGCTAAGTTCTAAAAGCAATTATGTTTTTCACTTTTCAAATAAATTGAATGGCACTTAGTACAACGATTAAAAATTGATTCATCTAAAATTTCAAACTTGCCTTTTGATTCTTTATCATCTTCCTTTAAGACTTTGTTTAATTCTGAAATTTCTTTTTCTGTTGTCTTAATATCCTGATTTAAAATTTGTAGATCTTCTTTTAAATTTCTGATTTTTTCTAATCGTCTTAATTCTTTTAATTTTCTTTTGATCTTTAATTTGATAATAAATTCAGTTATCATTTTTAATTCCTGTTTTTAATTTCCTGTTTCAATTCATCTATTGAATACACTTCAATTAATAAATTACCTTGTGATTGATAAACATAAACTAGTTTTTCTTTTGGGTGCAATTCCATATAATGAGATTTAGATTTATTAAAAATTCTAGGAAAGTTTGATTCAGTATTGATCATTTCTTTGAATCCTCATATTTTTTAAGGCGTTTTTCTGCATGTGTACCATGAAGATAATAAACGATATTTTCTTTTGAAAAACAAAGTTCGCATAAATCACATGATGTTCTATTAATTGAACTATGACAATTAGAAAGGCTTTTTTCGTTTGTAGTATGTGAGATATAGATTCCTTGTTTATTCCAGTAATCCAAATAAAATTTTGGTGGTTTTTCGTTTGGTACTTTGTGAGATAAAATAACATTCAAATTTTTTACTGGTTTTTTGTTTTGCCTTGTATAATAATCAAATAGAATTTTTTCGTTGTGAGTACTTAACCAAAAAATTATTTGTGGCATTTCTAAACATAATTTTTCAATTTTTTCTAAATGATCTATTTTGTAAATATCACCACTTGAAAAAAATCTTACTTTTCTGGAATTGGATAATTTAATTTCTGTTTTAATTACAGATACAAAGTTTTTTGAATTTAATAATTTTTCATTACGTTCTAGTTTTGGTTTTTGAAAAATCATAATCCTAGGATTATTTTTGGCATAGCATAAATTTGAAGATCCATAATCGCAGGTATCAATACAATTTTTTAAAGTAATATCAAAAGAAGGGAATAATAATTTTGAATTTCTAGACAAATGTTTTAATTTTCTGGTTGTGCATTTCAATTTTTAACTACCTCATTATTTTTTAAATCTGCATCAGTCATAATTGTAAAATTGAATTTTAAGTAAAAAAGAAAAGTTGAGAATTTCATTTTAATTCTCAACTCTAGGAGCTAGGTAAAATTGAATTGTACCTAGGTTATTTAATTTTGTAGTCAGTCGGCAAGGCTTTGTACTTGAAAATTCAAACTCAATGATTTGATCTTTTGGTATGGTTTTTAAAAATGGCATTAGATATTCAAAAGAATATGTACTTTCAGAAATTGTTTGTGAAATACCAAAATTAAAAACGGTACTCAATTCATTTTTGCTTGAACCTTGATCACCTTTTCCAGTTACATAACAATAATCAAAAGTTTTTTCTATTGTTACATAATCGCTTATAGCATCAATAGATTTTAGAACTTTCAAAAATTCGCTTTGTGTACTGGTTATTTTTTGATCAAAATTAATTTTGGGTACTGGTATTGAACTCTTGTTTCCTTCTTGTAATTTTAAAAGCGTACCTGATTCTTTATTTGAAATTTTTAATTCATTATCAAAAATTTCTAAAAGTACACTTTGTTTTTTATCCAAACTCTTAACAATTTTCAAAAAAAGTTTTGCATCAACATGAAAAGAAATTTCTTTTGATACATTCCAACTTTGAAAAATTGAGTTTGGCAAACGCATGTCAATTAATGACACGTGTGAAGGATCAAGGGCCTTAAACCATAAACCACTTTGATCAAGGTTAATAGTACATTCATCTAAAACAACAATACAACTTTTCAAAATTTGTTCTAATGTTGCTTTATCAGTCCTAACCGATTGAATAGATTTCTCGATTGCTTCATTCGTTGAATCCATTATCTAAAATTATACACGTGTATTATTTAAAGATTTCAAAAAAGAAAAAATAAAAAATTTTACTTTAAGGATTTTCTTAAAGTAGAATTTATGACACTTGAAAAACTAATGCTTTTTTGTTCGTGTCTGATTTGCTCGGCTTGAATAGATCTTAGTTTCTTGGCTAGATCTGTATCAAGTACTATAGTGATTCGTTCACTCATAAAGAAATTAACACACGTGTATATTTATAATTTATGAATCTCATAAAAAAAATAAAAAACTAGTCCTAAATAGGACTTGGGTTTTTTGTTGGTGCTTCGCTGCTTGGAGTTGGCTCAATATCTTTAGTTATGCTTTCAACAAAACCACACTCTACGCAAACATTTCTAAAACTTTCAAAAGTTATTTTGTGATTAGAAATTGATTTTTCAATTTCCTTTTTTTCCTTTTGAATATTTTTTAATGCTGTCTTTTCAAGATCTAATTTTTCTTTTAATTCATTCACTTTTTTAGATTGCTCAATTTCTGAATTTTCAATTCTAGAAAATTTTGCATTGAGTTTCTCTAATGCTGTATGTACTTCATTAGTCTTGATCATTTCGACTGTAGACATTAAAAAATAAAACACGTGTATATTATTTAAAGATTTCAAAAATAAAGAAAAAATAATTTTTTATCTATATTTTACGCCTGTTAATTCCTCAAAGGAATATTCCAAGCCACGTATAGACAAAACTATTTCTTTTTGAGCATCAGATTTATTTTCTAATCTAACACTAGTTTTGTATTGATCTAGTAATTTTATTACAGTATCAATACTTTCTAAGTTTACTTTGTCAGTAAGCATAATTTTAAAACACGTGTATATTATTTAAAGATTAAAAAAAAATAAAAAATGATGATTTTTAAAAATAATCATCTGGTTTTTCAAATAAAGAATCTAACGAATACCCACAAACGCAGATCAACGCATCATTTAGAATCTTTAAAGACTTTTTGTCCTTTTTTGCTTCTAGCCAAATACCATATAGAAATTCTGTTTGTTTTTCTGGATCTTCATCTTCTTTTTCCATACATTCACTAATTAAGGCTAGAACGTTTTTACGAACCATTAAAAAATAAAACACGTGTATATTATTTAAAGATTTAAAAAAATAAAAAATGAATAAAACTTTAACTAAAATTTTGATTAATCAAAGTTTGTATTCGTTCTGGTAATGCTTCAAATCTTTTGTTTGCATATTCTATTAATTCACTTCTGGAATTAATCCCACATGCTCGAAGCATATCCGCTCTTGTACCTGCAAATGAATCATTATATTTTTCATTTGCTTTTTTGAATAACTGTTGCATTGAAAATTTTAAGCACGTGGTTTATTTAAGAATTTAATTTTTGTAGACTTTGTTAATTTTAAACTAATTCTTTCTACCCTTTGACGATTTCGTGCTATGCTTAGGCATGGTGTTGTACGAATTTCGTACAAGGTATGTACGAATCTCGTACATCAG